AAGTAATTGGTACTTTTTTTCTAAGTTCTACTTCCATATTAAAAATATGAATAAAATATCTAGGATCAGTAATTAACATTATAGCATCAGGATTTTCTAACTCCATAACTTTTCTAATAATATTTGCATCTCCATATCCATTTACAGGATATGAAAATAATGAACTATCCGAAATTCCTACTTCATCATTAACACTTTGGGATAAATCTAATCGTTTTCCTACTTCGGGGTGTTTAATAGCACCTGCAATATTAACCCAATTAAAATGGTGAGAAGTTTTTAAAACTATTTGTTTTGCTACTGTAGCTATCCCTGAATGGACTCTAATATCATCACAGATTAATAATATTTTCTTCCTTTTGTCTTTAGGAAGATGTTTAAAACTTTTATTCATTTATTTTTAGATTTATAGTTCGAGATTAGTTTGATTTGTGATTGATTTACGAAAATCTTCATCCGTAAGATACAAAAATAAACTGCGGTCAGCAAGTTTTTGAAAAGAAAATTTTCTTTTTACACATTCAATTTTAAAATTCTCAAATAAATCACTTTTGACTTTAACACTTGTTAGTGTCATATCTTTTTTTACGCTCATAGTCTTTATTTTAATAACATTATTTAGGTATACATATATACAAAAATTAGTAGATTATACCTTCTCCACAATTTTCTTTATCTTCTTTATAAGGACAAAACATACAATTCCATTTTGAAACAGATTTTGGATATTCTAATTCCTTTATATCTCCGTTAGAATTAAAACATTCATTTATAAAACTATTTATTGCTTTTTTAGCTCGTCCTAGTTTAATTTTACCACTTGGTGGACTAAATTGTTGTACTCTATATGCTTGATGAGGTGACATTATTTTTTCATCATCCCAATCCATTACTTTTCTTTTAACAATAAAAAACTCAATTTCAATTTTATCTAAAGGTATCCCATATTGTTCTGAGAAGTATTGTTTGTATAAGAGTAATTGATATTGTTTATCTTCATTTTTTTTATCTTGTTCCCTCCATCCACGAGTACTGGTTTTAATATCTATTATTTTAAATGTCTCTGTTGGTTCATGATACATTACAACATCTAAGAAACCCGCGTATAATATATTATTATACATTTTATTTGGTGCTATTACTAATGGTATTTCACAACCAACTAAGTGCCAACCTCGTTTTTGAAAGTATCTAGATCTTTTTTTCTTAAACCAATTTAATATGCCCATTCCATCTTCATAAAATTCTCTCATCTCTTCAGCTGAGGAAAAATGTTGGTCATTATTTTTTTTATATTGATTTTGGTATTCACCTATAAATTTTTCTTGAAAAAATTCTTCCATATTAATCTCCCTATCAGCAACTGAAAATGATTGATCATATGCTACATCTAAATAATGTTGCATTACTTCATGTATAGCAGTTCCAAATACAGTATGAATTGAAGAAGTAAAACGTTTAATTTTATCCTTATACTGTAATTTCCACCTATGGGGACACCCTCTGAATATAGACATCTGAGAATATGATATATTCTTTTGATATGCATAATTAACGGGTGTTGGAGGATTATTTCTAATCTCCTTTATAATTTTTGGGATTTTTTTAGCCAAAATTATTTTTTTTATTTATAACTTTTTTAATATCTAATTCTCTATAATGTGTAGTTCTACTGTAAAGTAAAACATTATTTAATTCTTTATCAGATTCCTCTTTTTTTTGGTAAGTAGAATCAAATTCACTTTTATTAAAACTATAATGTAAATGTTCAAAAAGTATTTTATCTATATAATGAGAAGTATTAGATTTTTTAGCTACTTCAGTCATCCACCTATCACTTTCACCAAAATCAAATATTGGGGGATAAAAGTATCCTAAACATTCTATATAATTTCGGTGAAGGCAATGATGTGTTGCTAGTTTTTCCCCCCAAAATCCATCATTCCAATACACAAAATTCATTTTATTAGGACAGGCATTAATATTATTAATTAAAATTTCATCCCAATTATCTGTAATGCATATATTATCATCCCCTAAATTAAGGAATATATCTGATGTTGCTAGTTTGTAAAGTTTATTTGGATAATCACTTAATATTAAAGAGGGACCTATTTCTATTTTAATAGATGAAGGATATTTTTGATTATATTTTTCTAGTAAAGAAGGATATTCATCTAAATAATCATCATCATTATCAAAATAAAATAAAACTTCTATATGGTTAGGAAATTTAGATCTAGAAAATAAAGAATCACAAAGTCTTATAACATTTTTTGGTCTATTCCTACTTGGAACTAATATTGAGATATATTTTTCCAATATAACTTATTTTTTCCATTTATCTCGACCTACTAAAAGACCAATTATTCCATAATTAGCAATATCAATAAATGTATCTTGCATACCTTCACCTTCAACAAATGATCTACCGTTAATTAATAGATTTTTTAAACGTGATATTTTGTCAGTTAATCTAATACATAACCCAGTTAATGAAAATTGCTTGTCATCGCTGTTACTAACGATATCTCCGCCTAAAGCTATGTTATTTAAACCGTAGTCTAAATGCTTACGAGCAAACATTTCATACATTTCTTTTTGTATGGTTTTAAATTCATCTGATAGTTCTGGGTATTCATGTTCAAATATCTCTACGGGACTTGAATTTAAATGGGGAGTTGGTTTTGGTCTTTTAGCATCCATTATTTCTCTATCGCTCATTATTTCGTGGTATTTAGTTATAGTATCACCCATTAATTTGTTCTTTACTATCTGAAAAGTATATATTTAATACTGCAAGTCTATCATCAGCATCAACTAGATTTATAAGTGCTTCTTCAGCATTTTTGTAAAAATCTTCAGTTGAATGATCCCCAATACCTACTGCTTTATTTCCTAATAATTCAAGTGATAATAATGCTTTGGCTTTATCTGCTTCTGCAGATGTTTTTAACATGGTATATAATTCTTTTGTCATTTTAATTATGGTTTTTTTTAATTTTTATTTATATCCTGGGTCAATAATTGAACTTCCTCTATAGAAGTCGGTTAAATATTCTTTAAAACTTAGCATTGGGATATGTTCTGTGGTAAATATATAATTTAAAAATATATCCCAAGCATGCCATCCTTTATTTAAAATAGTATCTAACCACCAAATTTTAAAATTAGGGTTTACCATATAACAGTAAGCTCCAATCATTCTATTACTTTCCCATAATTCATTTGTTAATTGTTTATAGCAACCTCTATTTTCTTCATTATTATGAGAAGGAGTTTCAAATCTTAATATTTTATATTTATTTTTTACCATATACTCAGCTCCAATTTTAATTTTTTTATTCATTAAATCAATGTTAGGGATATGAGTATCATTTTCACATATAATAGTAGGACTATTTTTACACATTGCAGCTGCAATGGCTTGAGTGTGAGATTTAAAACAACCATAATGGGGGGGTGTTAATCCCCATTCATCATATTTTTTAGTCATTTTAATATCACTTTTTTCACCAAATGCTAAATTTGAGGGGGGCATCTCAGTAAAATTAGGATTTATATGTCTAATATAATCTACATCTAATTTATTTAAATCAGAATGAGATTTAATTTCCTTAGAATCTAATGGATTTGATGATATTTGAATTAAATGTATTTTCATTTTAATAAGGATTTTATTTCTTTTTTATCTAATCCCATATCATGTAATATACGATTTATTTCTACAGAACCCAATAAATTTATATATTCTTTTGCTTCTTTTGAAGAACATTCATAATAATCCTTAATATAATTTATTAAATCTTTATTTGGTTGTTTTATTTTAGACTTAATATATTTATTCCATTTATTATTTTTAGGAATAAATTCTTTATAAATAGAATATATTTTTTTCTTATCAGTAGGCAATATTTCTTGGATTTCATTTACTAATTCAATATTAGAACAATCCATAGATAAAAACCTATGAATCATATAACTATTCCAAACCTCCCAATCTTTATTAGTGAAAGACTCAACAGGAGGTTTAGTAGTATTAATTGCTTTTAACCAATCAAAAATGTTTTTCATTTAACAAAGCTCATCTGCCATTTCTTCCCTTAAATCCTTAGGTACTGAATCTGTTAAGATTTTATTTGTTTCAGGATCAAAAAATACAGGGATGGGCATAATAGCATCTTCATTAGTTCCAGCTACAAATTTAGATACTTTTCTTAGGATTATTCCTTGTTGGAATAAGTAACCCCCATTAAAATTTTTAACTTCACTAGTGTTTTTTAAATCAATTTGAGGTTGGTTTAATTGTGATGATTCCATAATTATTTATTATTTATTAAGTTTTGAATTAACGACATTGTATTTATTTCCTTGTCGATTCGGAAATTTGCTTTATATTGATGTTCATTTATTAAAATAGATGCTGTACCTTCTTTATCTTGTAAATATTCAGATGACCTTTCATATAGTGCTCTGAATAATTCATCAAAATCATCTACATTAGCATCAGCTATAATTTGACGTATATCATTATAACAATCTATTTTATTATGTTTAGATCCCTCTGATAAGGCATTAATAACTTTATCTATATAATTAGATGATACTAATACTGATTGGTCTAAACTAAGATATAAATCATTTGCTCCACCATCTACAGTTGATAATTGTATAGTGTTAATACACTTACGTAAATCAGGATAATATTGATTAACTAAGGGTACTAAATCATTTACTTCATGTGTAATTGATTCTTCATTACAAATCCAATGTAAATGTTTAGCAACATCTTTTTTAGTTGGGGGTATAATTTTAAGTACTTGACACCTTGACTGTAAAGGATCAATAATACGCTCTACAAAATTACAAGTCATAATAAATCTTGTAGTACGAGAAAATGTTTCAATTATATTTCTAAGTGATGCTTGTGCTTGAATTGTAAGAAAATCTGCTTCATCTAAAATAACCACTTTAAGGGGTTTGAATGAAGCAACAGATGCAAAACTAGAAACTTTATCTCTAATAGTTTCAATTCCTCGTTCATCTGAGGCATTAATGTATAAATGATCACAATCTAAAGTATTAACAATAATTTTTGCTAATGTAGTTTTACCAGTACCAGCAGGACCATAAAATATAAAATTTTGTATATCATTTTGGTTTAAATAAGCTGATATGGCCTTTTTAACATTTTCATTACCAACGTAATTGTTTAATGTTTTAGGTCTATATTTTTCTACTAATAGACTATTCTCCGAACTCCCCATATATGTTATATGTTTTAATTGGTT